CCAAGAAATTATAATCAAGAAACATTTTTAGCAAACAAAGAAAGCGCAGCAGTAAAATCAAGAAAGAAAAATTTGTATCAAAGAAACAATTTTGTTTTTCAAATATAAGGGGGTAATCCAAATGTACTAATATATTTTTGCCTATTTTTATTTTTTCTTTGTTTGGGTCGGCTATTATATTATTTGTATTTCAATTAGTTAGAATTTATATTTTTGCCTATTTTATTATTTTGTGCAGGTTGGGAATTTCAAAACGAAATGTACATTTACTTGAATTTTGCTTTAACTTTTAGACCGAAAATGGGGCGGAAAATGAATATTAGTTTAATCGGAGTTACATCATACTTGAATGTGGTGAATAAATACTTGTGAAATGGCTTTAACGCTTGATAATACAAGGGATTGAACAGTTTGCTAAGGTTAGTAAATAAATGGCTGAAACGGCACTAAATTGATTGGATTTAGTGCCGTTTTTCTTTTGTGCTGAAGGGTGGAAAAAAAGAGGCAAAAAAAGTTGGATATTCAGTTGGATATTCAGTTGGATATTCATTTTAGAGTTTTTTAACGCTCTGAACAAGGGGCTAAATGGTACAAAATTATTTTGAAAAGGGCGTTTCTCGCTCTTTAAATACCCTTTAATGCCACCAAAAAGAGCAAAAAAGAGCGTAAAAAACAAGCGTAAAGTACTGTATAACAGAAACATATGGGGGATAAAACGAGATGTTTAAGAATGTAATTATTAATTTGCTGATTTATATATTTTTGCCGATTTTTAATTTAAAACGAAAAGTACATTAGGGTTAATTTAGGGTTAATTCAGAGTTAATTTTTTTTACCCCATTACACCAACTCCCATTATTCCATTTAAACATTGCTTTTAGGGGGTAAAAAAAGCAACAGGCGTACTAACAGGTGTACAACAGGTGTACATTTCAGGGATTTTTTTTGTTGAGTTGAAAAGGGTTTGAGGCTAAATTGTTGATTTTTGTATTATTTTAGTTCGTTGACATTTTGAGCGTTATAAAATATAGAAAATTATTACCCTACCGATATTCCACGATATTTGCATGTTGTTTGATAGGTTTATGGCTGATTATCAAAGAATTATTTTTATTTTTTTGTTATTATGTGTGCGTAAGGTTGTATATTTGCGGAAAATAATGTTAAAAAGGAAGTTTTATGTTAGATAAAAAAGAATTAAGCACAGCTGATTTCTCCAAAGAAGAGATTAAAGGTCATGATCTCTCCAAAGAGGATGTTAGAAAGAAGTTAGAAGAGATATTATGTAAGTATCCTGATAATGTTATTTTTGAAAGGGTTAACTTTATTGGTTCTCTTGGCGTTTTGACAAATAAAAATTAGCTTCTCTTTCTTCAATCAATTTGTAATACGCTGGACATCCACATGTATGTATTTCCTTCCATCCTTTATCTGATGTGATTTGATATTTCCATTGTCTCCCACAGGTTGGACAAGGGAGAGCATAGATATATTCCAGCTGCTCTTTTAAGTCATCAATTCTACTCATGTTGTTATTTATTTGTTGTTATTGTACGCATTCAGGGCTATTGGGCAGTTTGACAGGAGGCACTTTACTCCTATTTTTTAATTCTTTCGATTTGATTGCTTCTTTTTGGAATAAATCAATCTTTTCTTTTAGTTTTTCTGTTGTTTCTTTCAGTTCTTGTATCTGCTTTTCCTTATTTATTATATCTATTCTTAATTCTCTATTCTCCTCTATTATATTGATGTATTTCTCTTTGTAATCTTCTTTGCAAGGAACCTCGTTTACTTTGATTTCATTAGTAGCATTACTCCTTAGCATCTCCCCTTTACCTGTTACAAGCCATTCTATTGAAATTTCGCTATACACTGTAGAGATTTTGTATAAAATATCTGCCGTAATTTCTGAATAACGACTCTTTCCATTATAATTAGATGAAGAAACTCCGATTTTTTTATAAAATTCTGACTTTGTAATACCTAATAAATCAGGTATTTGCATAATTCTACTTTTTATTATAGCGAAATTTTGTTCTCTTTCTTGCATTATAACGAAATTTTGATATATCTTTGCCAAGTCTTTCCAAAAGGAAAAGAGGCGACAAAAGTACAAAAATAAACTTTAACAACCTAATAATTATAAAAATGGAAACACAAAACAAGACAAAGCAAGTGAGTAGAAAAGAATTGCTTCAATTAGCATTCTTTAAATTGGTAAAACAAGGGAATGAAAAAGCAGCTTTGAGTTTATCATTCAAATTAATTAACCAAGAGCATTCTGGAACTAACCAAGTGTTAAAGCGGTTAGTAGATTTAATTTAACGGTTTGTTCTGCTACCTGATAAAGAATGTTATCAATAGTAGTGCTAAATTCATCATTATTCATTTTGCTTACAATTTAAAGGGTTAGTTTGAAGATACAAAAGTAAGCAAAAATTTCAGAAGGGTGCAAGGTTTGTTTTTTGGTAATTTTTCATGCCTTGAGCGGGTTCGACTCCCGCACTGGAACAAAGATTAAAAAATATATAGAAATGGATAATAGCGTGATAATAATGCCACATGATGGTATTACTCTAATTGAAAAGAAGTTAATCAGTCTGAATATTAAGACTTCTCGCCCGACAATACGCAAAGCATTGAAGGGAATGAAGACAATTAAGGCAATGGAGGACAGATACAGGATAATTAGAACGATAGCTTTAGAACTTGGAGGAGCAGAAAAACAGAGTAAATAAATTGCTGAAAAAGGAAAAATTAGAATGATAAGTGATAATAATCCATACGAGTATTACGAAGATGTCTTGGGGGTTCAGGCTTGGTTTTTGTTTTCAAGTTATAAAACAAAGGCTGCTCATCCTAAAAGTTTATGTATTATTGGATATAATGCACTGGCTCAACAGATAAGTCGAAAAACAATTAACCGACTAAGGAAAAATGCTCCTGGTACTCCGATGTTGTTGGAGTTTGCTTCTTTACCTGATAGGTGGCAGGATATGTTGGTGGAGGCTTTCGGCGAACCAAAGGGAAAGATTAAAGAAACTTTTTTTGAAAGTCAATACGAAAAGGATTTGGATGCATACAGGTATTATAGTAAACTTAAAGTTGATGGAGAAAGATTAAGCAATGAAAAAATAGATGAGTATACTTTAAATGCAAGTGTTATGAACACTATTGGCAGAGTTTACAGGGCAAGGGTTAAGGAGAGAAAAAGATTAAAGATAGGACTTATGGGTACATGGCAATCAGTTATGGAAGAAACAGAAAAGTTCAGATTGGTACAGCCTCATACCATACCTTGTGCGAATGAAGTATATTTTGCAAGGAAATACAACAAGTATAAGAACGAGGGGTACGACAGTCTATTGAGTGGAAGACTTGGCAACAATAATGCAAGAGTTGTTGATAATGATACAGAGGACTTTCTTAATGATTTATTTATTTCATTAAAACATAAACCAAGCCAAACAGAAGTGGCTGAGCTTTATGAAGCTTTTGTTGATGGATATGTAGAGGTGATTAATTCAGAAACAGGCGAAGCTTACCAACCTAAGGAGGTTAAGAAAATAAGCACAAGTACTGTTAAATCATATTTAAGTAAGTGGGAGAATGAAATAGGAACTTTGAGTATTAGAAGTGCCGACAGGCAAAAATTAATGGCTAAGTTTAAACCTTACCATTCTCTTTTACAACCTTCACAAGCTAATAGTATAATTTCTGTTGATGATAGACAACCTGTATTTGAATATGCTAAGGGAAAACGTATGTGGTTTTATAATGCCATTGACTTAGGCAGTGAGGCTTTTACTTGTTGGGTTTATGGACTGTCAAAACAAGGATTGATAATTGATTTTTATCGTCAATTAGTTAGAAATTATCACGGATGGGGTTTGAGTCTTCCTGCAGAAATAGAAGCTGAGAGCAGCTTGAACAGCAGCTTTAAAAACACCTTTCTAAAAGAGGGTAATATGTTTGAGTATGTAAGAATAGAGGCTAATAATGCAAGGGGAAAGAGAATTGAGAGATATTATGGCAATCTTAGATACGATTACGAAAAAAGGCACGACGGCTGGCTTGCAAGACCATTTGCTCTTGCAGAAAGAAACCAAAAAAACAACGAAAAAACCCCAATAGTTCCTTACGATATTTTAGTTTCTCAATGTTTGAGTGATATTGAAGTGTGGAATAATTCTGAACATTCTAAAATTAAGGGCAAAAGTCGTTGGGAAGTATTTATGACAATGCAAAATCCTAATGTAAGACCAACTAATTATGAAGCAATAATTCCTTATTTAGGCTATGAAACAACTACAAGTTGCAGAACAGGTATAGTAAGACTTAATAATGAAGAGTTTTTGCTTGGTAGTAATGGAAACATTGCTTTTGGAGATGAGCTTATAGATTATATGTGCAGGATTGAGGGAAGAAGCGTAAGCGTTAGGTGGCTTGATGATAATGAGGGTAGGCTTTTGAAAGCTTACGTTGTTAGTAATGGTCAGGCAGTATGTGAGTTAGTTTCTAAACCAGTTTATTCAAGAGCAAGCATAGAAATGACCGAGCAAGACCTCATTAAACGAGAATTGATGAGTAAGTATGTTGCGACAATTGAGGGCTATGCAAAGAAAAGTAGAGAAAGGAGAGAAAAACTCCTTGTCGTTGATAACAGACCAAGAACTATAAGCAATAGTTTTTCGATTGGTGGAAATTTCAAGAGATTTGAGGCAATTAATAATGATATAGAGGTGGAGGTTCTCCCTGCTATTGAAACAGGATTTAATTATGATTTAAATGCCTTTGAAAACGAAAATAGAGTGGCTTTAGCTGATAGATTTTAATAACCAAATAAACATATACTATGTTACAAATTACACAAGATTTCATTAATAAGGTAGCTGAAGGAATTTTAGCTAAAAGAGACAATTACTCAGGAAGTGATAGCGACTTTGCTCGAAGTCTGGGCATTAATCAAGCAATCTTTAATAGAATAAAAAAGGGAGAAAGAGAAAAGTTGCTTGCAGAGGCAAAGTGGTTAAGTATAGGCAGAGAACTTGGAATAAGCCTATCGGAAAGAAAGTGGAATACTGCAAAGACAGAAGTATTTAAGGTTATTGAGGAGGAAGTGATTTTTTGCAAAGAGTTTTCTAAAAGTAGAATATTCGTTGATGATTGCGGTATAGGCAAATCATATACAGCAAAATATCTGTCAAATTCACTAAAAAACTGCTTTTATGTTGATTGTTCTCAGGCTAAGAGTAAGAGAGAACTGATAAGAACCTTAGCTAAGGCAATTGGTGTGGATGACAAGGGTAAGTTATCGGAGATTAAAGCAAATACAAAATATTACCTAAGATTGCTACCTAAACCAATCATTATAATGGATGAGGCTGGAGATTTGGATTATGGGGCTTTTTTAGAGCTTAAAGAATATTGGAATGCTACTGATGGATATTGTGGATGGTATCTAATGGGTGCTGATGGATTGAGAGAAAAAATGGAAAGAGGCATAAGAAATAAGAAAGTTGGATTTGCTGAAATTTTTTCAAGGTATAGTGAAAGATATGGGAATATTGTTCCTGCTGAAAGAAACGATAAAATAAGTTTTTACAGGAAGTTAATAACTGATGTTCTATCTGTCAATATGGATGATAAGGATTTAATGAATAAGATAGTTTTAAGGTGTTTGACTGCTGACGAACAAGGGCATATTGGAGGTTTAAGAAGAGCTGAGAGCTTGCTGATATTAAATCAATAGGAAAGGATGAGAAGTCTTACAACAAGGAATGTTTTAGAGAAAAAACATTATTACAAGATAAAGTTTCAATCACAGGTGTTGGGTGAGGTGGTTGGTGAGGCAAACAGAAAAGGTTGTTGGCTTATTTACGGAAAGGAAAAACAGGGAAAAACTTCACTTGCATTGCAATTAGTAAGAGATATGATTAAGACTGAAAGAGTAAGCTATATATCTGCTGAGGAGGGTTTAGATGATGCCTTTATTTTGGCAATGAAAAGAGCTGGAATAAAGGTGTCAGACAAGGCTAATTGGAATGAATATTTAAGCATTGAAGATCTTGTTGAGAAATTTAAAAAACATAAAAGTCCAGATGTGATATTTATAGACAATCTCACAATATATAATGATGAATTGAAACAGGAGAATATTAAGAAGGCACTATTAGATAAATTACCCAACAAATTATTTATCCTTTTGGCACACGAAGAAAGAAAAGAACCATATCCTGCATCTGCGAGATTGGCTGCTAAATTAGCTAAAGTGATTTTTCATGTGGTTGGATTAAAAGCAAGCGTAACGAGTAGGTTCTCTCAAGGTGGAGAGATAGAGGTTGATGAGAATAAGTGTGAGATAATCTGGGGAGACACCAATAAATAAAATATGTAAAATGGCTTATAACAGAAGAAATTTTTTGGAATTGGACAGACAACATATAAAAACAATACAAGATGAAAAGACAGAAGACAAAGGCAGAGATGATAAGGTGGGTGCATATACTTATGCATGAATTGGGATTTGATGCCCAGGACAAGAAAGCTTTGCTCGCAGAATATGGAGTAGAGAGCTCTAATAAGCTCTCTCTTGAAGAGCTAAGAGAGGTGTGTGGAAGATTGGAAGGAGCGAGAAACCCCTTGCTTAATGAGGCGGACAAGTGGAGAAAGAGAGCAATTGCTGCAATAGGAGGCTTCTTGGCAGCAGGGGGAAAAGAGGGCAACATCAATATCATAAAAGCCATAGCTCTGAGAGCTACGGAGTGCGGGGACTTTAACCGCATACCGATAGATAAGTTGAGAGGCTTATACTTTGGCTTTAGCAAACAGGCTAAGGTGATGAGAGAGGCGGAGAAAATAAGTCGCTCTGAGTTGGTGGAGATGTGCAGAGAGATTCACCAGAGCGTGATGGAGGAGTACACAAATAAACAATACAAAGAAGATGACATATAAAATGGTGATGATGGATAACAAGGGGCAAGAGTTAAGGGGCATATATGGAGAGAAAGAAGACATTGACCTTGTGAGAGAGGAGGCGAAGGCATTTCTGAGAAGAGATAGCACTATAGCAAGCGTGAAGATAACAATATATGAGGAAATGGACGAGATAAGGATAAGACAAAAGAAAACAACAACAAATAAATAACAAATAAAAACAACAAGAAAATGACAAGTGTAGATTTAAAAGC